GGATAATGCTTCGTCTTCTTATTCATTAAAATTTTTTTCTAAAGACACTCATACTATATATCTTCCTCAACTTGAATTTGGTTGGGATGATAGTGTTTATAATACGGGATCATTATCTGTATTAGGAGATCAAAATGTAGCCGTTACTTTAGGTAATAATGTAGGGTTTTATAATGTAAATGATGTATGCCAATTCAGAGTAAATGCACGACCTATTTATCCTCCTCGTCAATTTACAACCCAATCGGTATTTACTCTAAATAGTGCTTTACCTTCATCTTCTTATTATGCTATACAGGATTTAGACACAGAAGAATATGTTGTAAATTTTAGTGAAGAACATACCAAAATAAGTTGTGATACCGCAGGGAACTTTTTTACGTTATACACTGCTGGGTTTCAACCCGAAAGATATTATAAAATATTGATTAAATCTACATTTAGTAATGGTTCATCTGTTATATATAATAACGATTATATTTTTAAAATAAATAAATAATGGCTGAAATAATTCCGGTTCAGAATTTAATTTACAATAAGGGGACATTTACTAGAGTGATTAATACACAATTTAGTGAATTAAATTCTCCTCCAATTGTTATTCCTGAGACAACAGTAGATGCCTTTTTTGAATTATATGATGAATTATTTCCTATTATACCTAATGAAGGTGATATAAATTCGCATAGAGCAATTTTATTAAGAGAAGCTGAGTATTTAAATGTGCAATTAGCCGATGAAGCTGAAGTACAGGCTTTGCTACAGGAAATAACAGATTTAAGACAACAATTATTAGAAGCTGAAGTAAACACTGTTACAACATTAGCTCAAAATAATTTAAACATATAATAAACAAATAACTGTTAATGGCAGATAATATAAAAATAATAGGACAAGTTTTAGATACAAGCCGAGTAAATCGTTATGATTTACAGGATGAACAACTACTTCTTCCTATTGTACAACAAGAAACCTTCGGGAAACCAGAAGACTATGTTGAATACTTTGTATTTGATCTAGGAGGAAATGTATTAAATTCAAATTATAACTATAATTCATATAAATTACCTTCAAATTACGGTTATTCCCAAAGTTATCTCCCTACACTAGAAATAGACCCAATCCAGGATATTGAAAATTTAGGATATGAATCCGGTGAAGTTACCTCTAGATATAATTTCTTTAGAAAAGTATCAGGAGAGCCTTTTAGTTCCCAACTCTTTATATCCCAAATATCATCAGACCGAACTGAATTAAGAGTAGGCTCTACTGAGTTAGATGATATTGCTTTAATTGATGTTGCTAGTAATTTTGCTGATAAGCAATTGGCTGTTCCTTATTATTATTACGTTATACTTAATTTTGGTAATAATAACCAAGTAGTAGCAGTTAATGTATTAAGTGAAGTAAATGCTTTAGGAGAAGCAAGTTTATTATTTAAATTATACGAAGCACTTCCATCTAATATTACATTAAAAGATAAATTTTGGATTGTAGAAGAGATAGTTAATCCTTATATCTATGACCTTAGTTTAAGTAAAGTAATTACTCCTTTACCTCAACCTTATTTAAAAGGACCTAATTTTAATATTGATTTAGAATTTAAAGATGTAGTACCTACCCAATATAGCAATTTAAATCAATTAATTAACCCATCTGCTGGTCCTTCTTATCCAGTAACACCATCAATAAGTGTTACTCCTAGTGTAACTATTACTCCTAGTGTAACTGTTACCCCTAGTGTAACACCATCTATAACAGTCAGTGTTACTCCTAGTGTAACTATTACTCCTAGTGTAACACCAACAATTTCAGTAAGTGTTACTCCTAGTGCATCACCAGGAAATTCAGTAAGTGCTACTCCTAGTATAACACCGTCAATATCGATTTCGTCTACTCCTAGTATAACACCGTCAATATCGATTTCGTCTACTCCAAGTGTAACACCGTCAATAACAATCAGTGCTACTCCTAGTGTAACGCCTACAATTTCAATTAGTGCAACACCAAGTGTAACACCATCAATATCGATTTCGTCTACTCCTAGTATAACGCCTACAATTTCAATTAGTGCAACACCAAGTGTAACACCATCAATATCGATTTCGTCTACTCCTAGTATAACACCTACAATAACAGTAAGTGTTACTCCTAGTATAACACCGTCTTCTTCTGAACCACCAGCAATATTGTTGAAAGAATTTTTAATATCAAATCTTTCAGATGAGTCTAATGCCTGTAGTCTTCCTATTTCAAACACAGTTTATGTCACTAATACTACTATTGATGGAGGAAATACTACTGCAACAACTACCTCAGAAATTTATACAAATCCAGCAGGTACAATAACTTTTACTGGTGATGGTGATTATTATGCTCTTTTTTGTGATGACTTAACCAATACATTGACAACAAATCAAAGGATTACTCCAGTAGGTACAATAAATGGTAGTGTTGGTGTATGTCTTTAATATTAATTAGGAAATTGTTCATTTGAAAATAAAATAAAATATGTCAATATACGCAACTTTAAACTCACTTACCAATCAAGAAATAAACATAAATATAGATTATAGTTTATTAAACGATTTTATTCATTATAGCTCAGCTGTAAGTAGAATAAATAATTTTATGTATAAGATTGGGGAGATTGAAGGGTATCAATATGAAATTACTACTTTTTCTCCTTTAACATCAAGTAATGCTTCTTTAATAAACCAAATAAATAAAGCAAGTTCTAGTTTAAACACAACTATTGCGAATTTTGATGGGTTTGAATCTTATTTATATTTTAATTCTAGTTCATTAACCTCTTCTATTATACAATATACTTTAGATACGGGTTCATATTTAACATATAATATAGCTCCTTATCCTAAATCAAATCTTGTTCAACCATATATTTTATATCCATCATCATCTGTTACTGTTACAAATTGGTATCAAGATGCCATTGAAGTAGCAAGTAATTATGATATAGAAAATAAAGACATATTAATTAATACTATACCTTCCTATATCCTAGATGACCCAGGTAATTATTTACCTTATATTGTTTTTGTTAATATGATAGGCCAATATTTCGATAACATTTGGGTTTACATCGATAAAGTAACTGATGTATGGGATAATAATAATAATTTAAACGAAGGTATATCTCAAGATTTAGTATATGATTGGTTGAGATCATTTGGGATGAAATTATATAATTCTCAGGGTGACCAAAGTGTATTGGATTATAATGTTGGTGGGTATAGTGGTAGTGTTGAATTTGCTCCAAATTGTCGTACTTACGAATTTACTAATATTACTAGTTCTCCTTTAACTCAAACTTGGATTAATTGTAATAATACTTTAGGAAGCGCAAATATTTCTGGTTTATTTGCAAGTGTACAAGCCTGTGCTATATCGGGAAGTTATTCTCCTTTAACCGCAGGTATAACAGTAACAGATTTAGGTCCTTGTTATGATGGAAATTATTCACCATCGAGTAGTTTCTTAAATAATATTCCTAAAAAAGAATTAGTATTAGATACTTATAAAAGACTTTATCATAATTTACCTTATTTATTTAAAGGAAAAGGTGCCCATGGTGGTTTACAAGGACTAATTACATTATTTGGTATTACAGGTTCAATTCTTCCTATTAAAGAATATGGTGGAACAAATGATTATCAAGATTTAAAAGGATATTCACTAAACAAAATATCATTAGGATCAAATAATCTTACAGGAAGTATATTATCTCCTATAAAACGATTTGAAACTACTACAACATCATCTAGAGCAGTTAAAAGTCAAGATTTACATTTTATTGATGTATCTTTTTCTCCTCAAACCCAAATTGATAGCGAAGTATCTGCTTCTATCACAGCAGTAAACCCTAATTGGGTCATTGATGATTATATTGCCTACCCAGAAGCGCTTTATTTAGATACTTATCCTTCACTATCATTTCAACGAGATTATTGGTTTGGGCAAACCTTTACACACCCAAATGAAGGATTTGATTATGCTGGGTTTATTAGATTAATTCAATTCTTTGATAATTCATTATTTAAAATGGTCAAAGATTTTACTCCGGCTAGAGGTAATACTTGGACTGGGGTATCTATTAAGTCACCTGTGTTAGAACGTCCTAAGGTACCGGAAGCTAAGCCTATATTTACTGCTTATCCTGATTTGGAAGGTGAAGTTACAGGGGCTGCTTTAATACCCGTTTATGATCCTTACTATTTTTATTTAGCAGGAGATAAAGAACCTTACTACAATGGTAATATTACAGGATCATTTATTGACACTTATGCTCAATTTGAAGAATTAAACAGAAACCCATATTTAGTAAACAATACAGTTGGATATATCCCACCAGGATTTGTTAATGGTAATACAGATTTTATTTTAGACACTACAGCACCAGCATACGAAAATTTCTTTATTAATTCAGATTTTAATGCCTTACAAAATAATGAATTTGTAAGTTTAACTTCTAAATATAGAAAAAAATTAATTCCTATATTATCTACAGATTCTTTAGGAAGAGCATTTACTTCTTATTCAATAACAGGAGCTGTTCAACTTCAAGATTCATATTTAAGTGATACATCATATGTTAATTCAAGATATAATGGTGTACAACTTTATAGCACTATTTATAATACATGGACTGAGGGAGACCGATCATATGGTCTTACCCCAGTAATAAATTATAATACTAAAAAACTTGGTTTATTTACTGAGGTTGTAGATAGTGTATTGCCTTATAAAAGTAATGTTACTTTAAAATATTTAGTTGATGAAGACGGAAAACTTACTGAATTGAATCAACGTAATAGAAACTGGTGTGAGGTTCAAAATACATTTGAAACTGGGGAAACATTAAATGTATCTTTATTTAATACACAACAATATTCAAATCAATATGCTACTAATGGTAATAGAGTAATCCATGAAAGCGGGTATGCTTACTACCCAGTACTATATTTTTTTGGTGCTTCTGCACCAACTGCATCTCAATTTATACCTTTTTATAATCCAACAGGCCAATTAGGAGTATTAGGTACTAATTTCTTTAATAATCATCCCTCAGGAGGTAACTTTATTCCTGCTGCAAATTATACTTCTGCTAGTAATGGGGGGTCATATGAAGTATGGAATATGTTTAATATAACAGGTTCACCAGGAGCCCAACCAATTTCACTATTTTCTCAAGTTAATTTCCCTACAAGTTATTTTGGTGATTCATTCTTTACAGGTTCTGGGCCTGGTGTTGTTGATGATAATGGATTAAGAGTTACTTCTTCATATTATATAGTTCCAAGTACTGGAGTTTATGATTTTTCACATGATTTTGAAGTAACTGTAACTGGAGATGTTGGGGCTATTTTTACAGGTAGTATGGAAATCTGGTTGAGTAGTTCAATAAATCAAACATTTTCTAAACAAATTTCTACTGAATTATCAGTTAAAATAGAGCCGGGAGTATGGAATGGATTATTAGGCAATCAAAACTGGCTGGCATCCTCTCAAAATTCTTACATTGTAGATACTGGGGAGTTTGTTACTATATTTAACCAGTATGTTATAAATGAATATGGTGGAATATCTGCAACTTGTGGACAATCTCCTGATAGTACATTTCTAGTAAACCCTTCAGATACTATATATAGAAAATATAATGCATATTTTGATAGAGATTACCAAGCTGTACTTTGGGGTACTTTTTGGATAGCTGATGATCTTAATCCTCTTCAAAATGATAATTGGAGAACATGTAAAAAATATAAAGACTTATCTCTATGTTCTGGAAACCCAACATCAACATTAAGATTTACAAATAACTGGCTACTTGATACTAATCAATCTGCTACATTTGGGGTTGGAGATATTGTATCTTTTAGATTTTTATGCCAAACTACATCCTCAGGGGCTAATAAAATAGAATCAGCATCGTTAAGTTCATTTATTGAAAGTACAGCATATACTCCTTTTTGGGTATTTTCTGGGACTAGTTATTCTCCCGGAGTATTAAAAGTTACTCCTACTAATAATGCTCAAGTAGCAACAGCTTCTATTTGTACAGATCAACCCAATAATTCATTTGTTTTAGGACAGAATTTATCTAATTTTTATTCCCCAGATTATTTTTTCAATCCATTAGCTACAAACTACTCAGCATCATATGCTACCTTATATCAAGAATATGGTTATATTGCTTATCCTTTTCAATTAGAATCTTATGATAAAATATTAATTCAAATTGAAGGAGCTAATGGTTTTCTATTTGAATATAATATAGATCAAGTAGCTATTGATGGTAATGGTAATCTTAATATATTAATAAAGGAAGATATAAATGGGTATTTTAGAGACAAAACATGTAATACATTTTATAAAATAGTATTTTTAAAACGAGTCCCTGATGAAACTAGTATTTTTATTAATCTAATAAAACCACCAGGAAAAACATCTTATGGATTTATAATTCCCGAAAATATATCCTTAGATGTAATGAATAACATAGATAACATTACTAAAAACGTTAAATTACAGTTATTAGATGCTGGAAGTAATGTAATTGTATAAAAGACATAAAACACAAATATTTATAAACAAATAATTAATTAATAAATGGCTATATTAAATAACAATACTGTAACAATTGATGCAGTTTTAACAGCTAAAGGTAGAGAATTGCTAGCTAGAAACGATGGTTCTTTTAGAATTACACAATTCTCTTTGGCAGACGACGAAGTGGATTATACATTATATAATCCATCGCAACCATCAGGATCTGCGTTTTACGGACAAGCAATTGAAGCTATGCCTGTAATGGAAGCATTCCCAGATGATACGCAAATTATGATTTATAAATTAGTAACTTTACCTAGAGGTACAGCTAAATTACCTGTAATTAATGTTGGATACAATAGTATCTCATTAAAACAAGGAGCTACATTAACCATTACTCCTCAAACATTAAATTACTTAGGTGCTACTAGTACATTTGAAGCTAATGGGTACGCTATTACAATTGCTGATGTTAGATTCTTATCTACATTCTCGGCAACAGGCGTCCCAGGCTCAACAACTACACCAACAGGTGTTACGTCAACAGTAGGTTCACAATTAAGCCAAACTATTATAGGTACTTCGTTTACATTAACTGGTACTACAATTAATACATTATTTGGTTCTGGTTTAAATCAAATTACAACTACTTTAACAGTACTAGGTAGAGATTCAGGAGCCAGAATTACAATTCCAGTAACAATCACAAAATCAAATTCATAATAATATATGTCATTCGTAAGATATAACCCAGAAGACTCAGTAGTAAGTACAGAAACCGTAGTAAGACCAATGTGGAGTGGTGACCTTAACACATTAACTACTTTTTATACTTCTAGTGTAATTACTAGCTCATTTTATATAAATGTATATAGTGCATATCCCGGAGCCCTAAATGCTACTACAGAATCGGTTCAAATGGCCATTCAATATGGAAACAAATATGGTAGTGGTTCATCCTATATAAACCCCGCTGCAACTACTATAATGCCGGATGGTTCATCTTTAACTACTTCTAGAGTTGTTTACGGACAATATAGAACATTATTGTTAGGAACAGAAAGTGGAAGTTTTGATTTTGGAAATGATAATCCAAATGATATTTATATTATAAATGTTGCTAGAAATAGATATAAAGAACACCTTCAACCGGGTTCTATGACATTAAATCTAAAAAATGGTGCCGCAACAATTGTTTTAACAGATAATAGTCAAATAACATCTACAACTAACTACACAACTGCTGGTACTTTATATTATACTTTAATTTCAGGTAGTGCCGGGGCTGCGGCTACGGCGGCTAATTCAGCCTCTATTTATGGTTATATGTATCCGGACAGTGATATTATTATTCTTAATCCAACAGCATTAAGCAAATCAATACCAGATGGTGGTTTAGCTTTTACTCCAACCGTATCCTCTCCGGGGACTAATAATAGCATTCAACAAGGATTTTATCAAATAATGTCCGCTAGTGCTAATTTTGCTCTTCAATCAGCTGAAAATGTATCTGCTCATTATTTCTTTACAAGAGTAAAAAATCAAGATTTTAACTATACCACTAATCCTTCTATTATAGATGCTAATGGTAATTTAATTTATACTACATTAATTAATAATCCACAAACGTTTATAACAACTGTTGGATTATATAATGATACTAATGAATTGTTAGCCGTAGCTAAATTAAGTAGACCGTTAGTAAAAGACTTTACTAAAGAAGCCCTTATAAAAGTAAAATTAGACTATTAATCTAAATAATAATGTTACTACATGGGATCATTCAAACAGTTAAAATCATCAGATGTTATAACAGTACCCGTTATAGCCAATAAAACTTGGAATTTTAACTACTGTCCTATTCCATCTACTGATCCTTATATTTCAGTGTATAATGGGACTAACTATACTAATTCTTTTAATCCGGGTAATGAGCCTTCGACTAATACACATTACGATAGGTTAACCTATAGACAAATTAATCAGTTATTTTATCATCAATACTCAGGAAGTCTAAATACGGCTTCCTTGGCTTCTTCTATTCATTATTTATCTGCTAGCAGTCAACATCCATCGGCTTCGTTTTTTAATTTTAATAACGATCCTGCTTTTATTTCATATTTTCCTACAGGAGCAAATGAAACTATTAGGGTAATTCAGATATCTCCGGATGCTTATGGTAATAAGGTTTTACCATATTCATTTCAAATGTCATCGTCTCAATATAGTTTTTATGATGATGGTAAAGGAAATATTTATGATAATTTTAGTGGTCCTACTCCTATTTTTGTAGGTAATATATTTTATCCTGAAGGTACTATTGTTATTACAAGTCAAACTTATCAGAATGTATTTGTTTTACCGGCAGTTGCTTATGATGATGTTTACACTATAGTAAGAAATGATTATCTAAATCCTGCTACATTTTCTTTTTATCCATTAATAAATGATGATTTACGAGGAAATACACTAGTAAATAATTCAATTCAAATATTTGGAGGTAATGCTAGTTTCTTTAGTACGGGTTCAAATAATTCCGTGTCTTTATCTTTCTCTGGTCTAGGCATAGGAACATATCAGACATTTTATACATTTTTTACTACAGGCTCTTATTGTGCTCCCTTAATGAGTAGCACAGCTAGTATTACTGTTAATGTAACTGATCCTGATTGTGAATTTGAAATTAAAATTATAATTCCTCCCCCATATCCACCTAGTTTATCTCCTAGCCCAACAGTTACACCATCAATAACAGTAACTCCATCAATTACCGTTACTCCTAGCTTAACACCTAGTAGAACAATAACACCAACAGTTACACCATCAATAACAGCAACGCCAACAGTAACACCAACACCATCTCCTTCAACACCATTTGAATTTAGAGATGCTAAAGGATGTTGTGATGGATCGTATCAAGTAATATCTATACCGGCAGCCTATGGTGGTGGGTGGTATGTTACCACTACTGGTCAATGTTATAGTGTAGGAGATGATCCAACACCAGGGCCAGCAACTATTATTTGGGATGGAGGAACATTATATGCTGATTGTGCTGCTTGTACAAGTGTTAATTTATGTCCTTCACCATCACCAACACCTACAAAATCAGCTACTCCAAGTGTAACGCCATCTATAACAGTGTCTCCTAGTGTAACACCATCTAAAACACCAAGTGTAACGCCTACAATATCAATTAGTAGAACACCTAGTGTAACTCCGTCTTCTTCGCCACCGGTTGATTGTAATTGTTATGAATATGAATTTGAAGCACTTTCAGATGGGTATGTTTGTTATACAGATTGTATTAGTGGAGATAATATTTGTGATTTCTATGCTGCTGGAACTTATACATCTAATTGTGTAAGGGCAAATACTTTAGGTGGAAATATTTCAATTGAAACCGCTACGCTTTGTGGTAATTGGTGTGTTTCCTCAAGTCCAACTCCAACACCAACTAAGACTCAAACACCATCAATTTCAATAACACCTACTATTTCGATTAGTAGAACACCTAGTGTAACGCCTACAATTAGTATAACTCCGTCTATATCAATTAGTATAACACCGACAGTAACGCCAACAATTTCAATTAGTGCTACTCCTAGTATAACACCGTCAATAACAATCAGTGCTACTCCAAGTGTAACGCCTACAATTTCAATTAGTGCTACTCCTAGTGTAACGCCTTCTCCTTCTACAACTACTATATCCTCTCCAACCTCACTAAATATAGGAGAAACCAGTAACCAAGCTTGTTCTGGAACTGGGGGAGCAGCACTTGTTTGTTTTGTTGGTGGTATTGATTTATGTACTGCTACTTCATTAAGAGATAGTGATGGAGTTATTTGTTTCTTAACTCCTCCTCAAGATGGGTGGTATTCAGATGGGTTTGATGTTCGATATTGGGACGGGTCAGCATTTACAACAAGTTGTAT